CTCAATCTCGACGACAACGAGAAAGAAAACAACTACTAAATGTCACTCAAAACAAAGAATTTGCAATATGTCGGAAAAGTTTCAATAACTATTCTTAGACAAATGAAAACTGCAAATAAAGCTGGATTTTGGTCTGAAAAACTAAAAGAAAATAGAGAAAAGATTGTTAAACATTCACTGAATGAACATCTTGATGAACTAACACTTAAAAAGATCTCTGAACAAAGAAGATCAGATTTATCAGATACTAAATTAATCAATGATTTTATGTCATTTGAACAACCAGAACACTATGTTAAAAGAGATGAACATTATTTACGCGCACTACGAGTTACCAATGAATTATTTAAACCGAAGAAACTACTTCGACCAATTCATTTTCCGGATCTCAGATACTATCCCTGGACCTTAAATACAAGTTCCGAAGCCCCTTGGTCTTATCGATCTAATGTTAGAGAGATAATAGCAAGCAAACAAGCTGAAGGATTAATCTATGATGCAAGAAGATCATTTCATAACTTATATGATGAAATCTTCATGGAAAATCGATTATTAATTCACTTAATAAAAGAAGGTGATCCAAAATTTTGGACTACCGATGGAAACCCAATACCATACGAATTTGTGAATCTACATGCAAGGTCACACATCGTCGGAATCGACGAAGAAGATAAAATACGTGCAGTTTTTGGAGTAACAAAGTTACTACTAATGGCTGAACAACATTTCATCTGGCCTCTTCAAGAATACTACTTGAATGAACATGCTGAATCACCACTGTTATGGGGAAACGAAATGATCAAAGCAGGATGGAGAAAACTGTGGAATCGAGCTTATACCAAAGCTCCGTTCTCAACCGTCTTGTCACTTGACTGGAGTCAGTTTGATAAACGTGCATTACACGAAATTATCAACGACGTCCATACAATGTGGAGATCATATTTTGATTTCAACAATGGATACGTTCCAACGAACTTTTATCCCAACTCAATTACTGAACCTGACCGAATCGAAAATTTATGGAAATGGACATGCTATTCAATTAAGCATACCCCAATCTGTTTACCTGATGGTAGAAAATATGTTTGGCAAAGAAACGGAATTGCTTCCGGTTTTCAACAAACACAACTACTTGATTCATTCGTCAATACAATTATGATACTTACTTTACTCAGCAAAGCTGGAGTGAACATTGAAGGAAAGAATTTCTTCATTAAAGTTCAAGGAGACGATAGTTTAACTACTTTTCCTGAAAGAATATATCAAACACAGCGCAAACAATTTTTAGAGAGACTAGCCGAAATGGCTCTAGAATATTTTAACGCAAAGTTAAATCACAAGAAATCTCAAATTACTGAAGACCTAAATGACGTCAAAGTTCTAGGATATCAAAATAAAATGATGATGCCTTATCGTACCGATTACGATTTGTTATCACATTTGTTATATCCAGAAAGATCATTTGGATTGCCCGAACTGGCAGCATCTGCTGTTGGCATCGCATGGGCAAGTCTTGGATGCTCTAGAAAAGTCTACTCCGTTTGTAAGGACGTACACAACTTCCTGATAGACAAGCTAGGAGTTAGACCAAACGCCACATCTTGGATGTGGTTAGACCGAATGGGAACGATTGAATTAAACGAATTCAATATCGAAAGATTCCCTTCGTTCGACGAAATCTGGAATTCAACATTCTCAATTAATACAAGAGAAGACCGAATGAAAGAACGTCTATACCCAACAAAGCTTCAATCTGCTGGAGGATTTGTGTTCCTACCTTACTAACGTAAGGATAAGACCAATCCCCGAAAAAGGTTGATCATTGTTATAATACAATGAATAAAAAAAA